TCAGGTTGCGCCGCCCACCAATCTGACCGCCGTTGATTGCAGGGGTTGTCAGGTTGTCGTCAACCGTAAGTGATTGCGTTTCGCTGACATCGACTACATTGGTGGCTTTTTTACCTACATAAGGCATTAGGTGATCTCCATAATGCTCAATGTTGCATCAATTTTAGCTGCCGTATCTGCATCAATCTTCAAAACATCTGTAGCCTGCAATACAACTTTACCGCCGGATAAAACTTCAAGTGAGGAGCCCGTAGGTATCGGCACATTTTCAAGCAGTTTCACTGTTTCGTTTGTTTCCGTGTCGCTGGTATCTGAAACCAACTGTACGTCCACGGTGTGTTGCGCCGTTCCTACGTTGCAAAGTATCAAACCTAAAATTACCGTCGTTGTAGAGCCGGGACAGGTGTAAATGGTAAGTGGAGTACCCGCGGATGCGGGCATCGCTGCATTTGTTTTCAGTTTGAAGGTATTAGCCATGTTTTATCCTAACGCAATTGCCAAAGCGGTTGCCGTGCCCGCCTGATCGACATCTAAATTTGTCCTTGCTGCGGCAGCATTAGAAGCTCCCGTGCCACCGTCCGCCACTGCTAAATCAGTGATACCTATTACGGAGCCGCCTGTAATTTTTGCATTCGACATTGAAAGATTGTCGCTAATGCTCACAACAGCCGCACCGGAGCCCGCGCCATCGCAGTATAGTATTTGTGTTTGACCATTGGTAATTGTTACATTAGCGCCTGACCCTTGCGTGACCGCAATGTCTCTGCTTCCCGATAAGGCGTTTTGGAAAAGAAAGAAGCACGCTGCGGTGTTTGGGGCTACAGTAAGAGTTACTGCGCCTCCAATGTCACCACCATCGGCAAATTTAATCGCACGAAACATGCCGTCTTCGGCATTACTGGAGCCGCTGCTTGGAGATGCGGGCCGGACGGTTAGCGTGGAACTTGTGTTAGATAGAGTTACCGATTTGTATCCTGCCAATCGGTCAAAAATATCAAAATTGTGGTTGGTGGTTGTGCCCCAAGTTCCGCTTTGCTCACCCGTTCCCGGTTTTTCAATGGCAAAATTTGTTGTAAAGGTGCTTGCCATGTATTTCTCCTACGCTGCTATATCGCCCCATGATGGACTTTGAGAGGGAGAAACCGCAGACCAACTAGGCGATTGCGAAGGACTTACTCCCGACCAATTTGGCGTTTGACTTGGTGTAATTTGACTCCAAACCTCTACTGACCCCAAAGCAGCCGTCGCACTAACGCCTGTGACACTTACGTCGCTATCTGCTGCTGCGACAACAGTACCAGCATTTCCGGTGGCTTGCAAACCAGTCTCTGGAACAACAGCGCCACCCGCAATTGTAACAGACCCTTGGCCGGAGGTCGAAGAAACGCCTGTTACAACAACACTTGCGCCTGCGGAAACAGTTTCGTCTCCTAACGCGGAAGTTCCTACATTTCCACTAACTGATGTAACTGCACCGGCGGCAACTACCTCATCACCAAGTGCGGTGGTGCCTGCGTTGCCCGTCACCACTACCGTTGCGGTTGCAACAATAGTCTCATCACCAAGTGCGGTGGTGCCCACATTACCCGACGGAGCAACAAGGGCTTTTGCTATTACTGTTTCATCGCCGAGAGCGCCGGTTCCAGCAACCCCTGAAACGGCTATTACAGCCCCGGCTGTAACTGTTTCATCACCTAATGTTCCTGTGCCGGAAAGACCTGTTACTTCAACAGGTAGCGCGGTTCCCCAAGCGCCTTGGTTCCAAGAACCTCTCGCCCAGCCATTAATTATAGCCATGACGAGTTAATCCCTACGCTATGCGTATGATGGCGTTGGAGGCGTCAGCGGTAGGGAATTGAATGGTAAAGTCACCATTGGTAGATGTCTTATCCCCACCAAAAGCCAGAACACAAACCGCGTCGGTAGTACTACTGCCACCCGCCGTCGTCGTATTATAGATAATCGCACCATTCGCGGTGATTGTTGCACTGGAAAAGGTCAGATCTGCAAAATCAGTAAGAGCCGTCGTACCGCTGGTTGAAGGTGTTACATTTGTTAGCGTGCCGCCACCCGCAGAATATCCCGTTCCAGATACCTCATTGGATGTACTGTAATCCGTCGTTGCTGCGTCCAAGGAGGCAGAGCTAGTAAAAAGAGCCAGTTTGAAAGTGTGTTGCCCATTCGTAAAATTGTGCTTACCTTCAAGCAACTCTTTTTTGAAAGAAGTGCACATTGCTTGTGTTATAGCCATCAAAGCCTCCTAATCATCTCTGCTAGTTCTGGATGACCTGAATTAATAAGAGCATTATACACAGAAGTTCGGTCACTGCGAATAGCTTCTCGCATGTAAAACGCAATAATTTTTTCTATATGCAATTTGAAAGCAAAGGCTTGGTCCCGAATGGCAGGGGGGCTATCCTCTGAAATCGACATAATTTTTTCGGTACAACGATGCGCGACTTCATCGGGAGTGGACCCGCGATTTTGGGTTGTAACTACATTTACAATCGGGGATTCGTCAATTTTTAAGTCTAAAGTAAACATTACAATTTCTCGCGCCTAACAAGCCCAGTTCTATATGCGTCTGTGTCCTCCAAGGCTTCGCCGTAATTTTTCAATCGCCCAATGGATTCTGCAAATTGAATGTTGTAGTTTTGTAGCACATCAGCCTCACCCTTCATAAAAGTGTAGGCTTCCAACAAGGAACCATACAGCATCGCCAAAGGCGCGTTCGTCGCTAGCCAAGTGGTGCCACTATCCGAACCCGCAGTCAAACTGGTCGGGCGATAGTAGTAATGTAATTCTGCCGTAAACCCGCTATTTGGGGTGGGAGCCAACATAAAGTTTTCAACGTCAAAAAACGCATAGTACCTTGGAGTTCCCGTGCTACTTGGATTCGGGTACGCTGTTTGCAAGAAATTTACATCTTTGTAATCAAGAAAAATGTTTTCGCTACTTGAAATAATGGAAAGACTGTAGGGCGCAAGAAAATCAGACGGGCAATTCAAAAACTTGTTGCTTGAAGTGACCGTGCCGGTTTGATTTCTACGAAATAAATTAAGCTGCACGCTCTTGAAAATGCGCTCTTCGGCCCCTTTTATGAAGGTAGGCAACTGGTTGACAAAAGTAGTCTCTTGGTTCTCAGTGTAATCTTGAATGGCGGTTTTTAAGGTTGCGTACGTAAAACTCATGTAGCATCTCCGCCAATTGTGACCGTCCCAAGAACAGCCAGTCCACGAGTAGCTATACCTCTGTCTGGAAAACCGCCAGCACCTACAGGAACTTCTGTTGGCTCCTTACGATCTGGCCTTGCGTCTTGAAGAGCTTCAGGATCAAAAATTTTGGGAAACGGTTTAAGTTGAGGGTGTTTTGACTCAAACTCATCTTTGCCAACGAGAGAGCCGTTCCACTCTCTCCGCATGTCTTGATAGCGGTATTTCAGACCGGATCTATCAGAGATAGCAAAAGCGTTTTTTCCTGATGCAAATTTAGCCATTTTTAAATCCTAAAATATTGGATTTGAGGCACCACGTTAAAAGATGCTCTATCTCTATCTTCAGCCATTGCACGTTCAAATTCTTCTTCGTAAACCGCTTTCAACATTTGTAAGCGATTTGGGGCGCGTTTCATTGCTATGTAATAAGCAAGACCTGCCGCCAAACAAGGGTAAAAACGAAAAGGCATGTCTAAGGTGTTTACGTATGTGTCCGCATCATCCATGCGTACGAGCGCATCAAAGTGCAAAACATCTGTACTGTTGTCTGGCGTGGGCCAGACCTTTAAGTTTGGCGTGGTTTGGCGATCCAGAAAAAATTGATTTGGACGACCTGTCGTGCTTTTAGTTGGAATATTTAAATACGTGTCTCTGCTAATTCGTGACATTGTAAAATCAGTGTCACTGCGCCGTACAACAACAGACAAAACATCAATAACATCAGCACCTAGGGTATATGCGCTAGTGCCGGATGTCAAAGCTTGTGTTTTCTGTTTAATAGTCCACTGGTTAAGACCACGGTTGGCCCACTCCGCCAGCATAAGATTTAAAGACCTTTTGGCCGACTTTAGGTCGTAGCCGGTTCGCACCTCTAAACCACAACGCTCAAAGGCTTCTTCAACGTAATCGGCAACATCTAGTTCAAAATCTCTGCTGTCGGAGGTAGCCATTACTTGTCCCCATCGTCCGCGTATAGATTATCAAAAATCTGATTTACATCCAGAGTGTAGTCTAAATCAGATTTAGAGTAATGTATATGTTGAGAAGGACGAAAGTCCGGTGCTCCATCTCCTGTTTCGTACCAAGCCGGGTGTGTGACCCGTACACGATTATTTGGAAGCGCCACTATATTGCCTGTCCATTCTCCGGCGTCAAGCAACTCCAAAACATGACTCTGTTTGTGTTGCGCCGGATCATCGGCTATCTCGTTATCTGTGTAATCGACAGTAAAATAATATTTTGCAGGATAAAAGTTACCGTCAATTTTCGCTAGCCACGGACAAGGCTGGGCTCTGTTAATCGTGTATACGGCATGAGTATGGCTCATACAATCCCAAGGCTGTGCGTGATGTACAGCCATTGGTTGCGGCCAGTCCTCCATTTGAGTGTCACCAACCAACGCGGTAATGGGCATTCTTGCCCACATTGCACCTCCGTGTACATTAGGTTCATCTGTGCTGTCGGACTCATATCCCGTAAAAATTACCTGAAAACTTAGGCATCTCATCGGCATAGTTGTGACGGCCACTGCCATTGCGTGCAAAAACTCCCCATGATAACGGTCATGATTGCACGTATATTCTCGGCGTACCCAGCATTTAAAATACTGCGGTAGGCTGCTCTGTAAAAAAGGCATTACTTCGTAACTTTACCGCCACGTTTCATCTTTTTGACGGCGCCGCCTTTAGCCATGCCTTTTTTCTTCATTTCACCGCCATAAGCCATTTTTTTAACAGGGCCACCCTTCATCATTTTTTTGACGGAGCCGCCTTTAGCCATTTTCTTTACAGCACCGCCTTTAGCCATGCCCTTGGCTTTCATTTTATTTCCGTTACTTTTTGTTTTCTTTTTTGTGGTTTTCTGGAAGCCGCCTGCCCCCAAATTTACTCGTGAATTTGACATTTTACTCTCCTGCTAAGTTCTCGAAACAGAGCCACTTGTATATTTTTTTCTATCAGGCAGTATTGCGCCGCAGCCCCTTGCAACAATTCCACCATTCCCTAAGTTTTGTACCTTGGCCTCTTTGGTATTTGCCACTACCGTTTTTCCTTTTTTGCCTTCTCTTTTTTTCTTTCTGGCGGTTGCGGCTCTTTCCGTTTTTGAAAGGCTTTCAGCTTTAGCCCGTGGTAGGCATCTGTCAGGATTTTTTTTATCCTTTGATGTGCCACACGGACCTTTAATATTGCCAGAGCTATCAATTCGTACCCAGTCTTGCTTCAGCCAATCTTTAAGTTCACCCATCTAACGACCCTTTCTTTTTCCGCCCTTGGCTTTTTTGGCGTAGTTTGGATCTTTGCAATATTTAGAAGCCGCTAAATTTGCGTATGCCGATGGATATGTATCAAATGTGCGTTGAGCCCACGCCTTGCCTTCGGGACAGATTTTACTGCCTTTGCTTTTTGATGAAGCTTTTTTTGATTTACGACTATAACTCATTACACAAACTTATTTGCAATTGCAGTCGCAACTATGAGCAATGCTATGCCCCAAAGGCGAGTGTCAAACTTATCTAACTGTTTTTGAATATCGTTATATCTTTGGGCACACTCTTCTTCGTGCTTTTCAAGTCTCTCTAAAATCTCTGCTATTTTCATTTTACCAAGCCTTGCATGACCAATATCTGGCTGTAAATTTATCTTTTGCAGTGTCACAACTGTGACGAGCACGAAAATTAGAACGACGACCCGGCTGATCTTTTTTTATCGACATATTCGGATCACCAAATCTTACAAGCTTAATTTCCTTGCCTTTCTTGGCGAGAACTGCGCTTTTTTTTGATTTACCGGGGGTTCTTTTTGGTTTGTTAAAACCGGCAAATGTCTCGCCTCTGTATTTAATTCTGCCAGAGGGAAGTCTTTGAACATCTGCTGTGGTCGCCATAATTACTCCTAGTCAAAGTTTTTACGAAGATACATGATTACCGTGTAAGTATCGGCGCTGGTATGCCCTACGGTAGTAAAGTTAATGTCGCCTGTTTTACCGGATCCCGCATTGTTTGGCAGACCACCAAAAATAGAATAATCATGGTGGCCGCTTTGATTTTCGCCAAGCTCAATGCAAAAAAGGTCTGAGGTAGCATCAAATAGAATTTGCACTTTCATGCCAATGCACTGCCACCAAAGCTTTTCAATCACTACTCCGGTGCAAGTGTCTCCATCCGTGCTGGTTTCCAACGCAGAAACGTCCACCTTGGTTACGGCACTTTCTCCAGTGCCGTCTGAAACATTGGTAAATTTGAGAACGGCAAACTTGGGACCATCTACTATGGTCTGTGATGCGACTGCGTCAGCCATATTTGCCCCCTATTATGCTATCTGTACATATTCAATGATAAATGTGAATGAACCAGCAGTGGTTGCATCTACAGTATTAGTAATGTTGCAGAAAATAGTTCTTTCGGCAGAGGTGTACTGAACAGAAGCAGGAGCCGTAGTACCGCTTTGAGTTTGTGTAACCAAAGTGGTAGTTGTTACGTTGTGCTCAACAACAGTCGTACCGCCGTCCAAAATCTCATCAGTCACTGCCGCAACAATCTCTGCACCAGAACTAGTAGTACCAACTTCGTAACCAATGTCACCCGTGCCGATTACCGGCGAAACGTCACAAAAAATCTTGATGTCTGTAATAATCGTGTTAGCGGGCTGAGTGAACTCGCCAATTGTTGGGCTATCACCTGCGGTAGTGTTCACAGTAACACCCGTGGCAAACCCAACATGCTTCACAAATTTATTGGTAATAACGCCTGTTGAGGCAATAGAAGATGTCTCTGTTACCGCGCCAGTGCTGGCGTTTTTTGAAATTACTTTAAAGCCGTTTTCTGAACGGACGGGACCGTTAAAAGTCGTATTAGCCATTTGCGTCTCCTGTCTTGGCTAGTGTCAGTCGTCCTATACGACTGTCAGGAATATTTAGTATACCGATAAAAAGAAGGGGCGGCAACAGCCGCCCCTTCAAGAAACAGATTAGGCGGCACCGGGAGTACCAAAAACGGCACGCCAATCTGAAACACCAAAGCTATAACGCTCTCGTGCTTTGAAACGCATGTTGCCTGTATCAAAATCGCCTTCCATAGCGGTTTTGATAGGTGAACGGTTAAAGAATTTAAATCCGTTCGGCGCGTCTGTTTTGATGAAAAAGGCATCGGTATCAGTGAGGAAGTGATTCACCACTGCTCCTTCTGGAATCATGCCCATATTTTTCATCGCATTTGCGTCGTTATCGGCTGTGCCGGGACGCAGGTTAGAGTTAATCACCCGCTCTGCAATAAATTGCAGTTCTTTCGGAATGATAAGTTTTGTTCCACGAACTGCGACTTTCAAACCACGCTCATCCGTGAAGCCAGCAATGTCAATCAGCATCTGCTCAAGCGAAGTCTCGTTGAGGTCAGATGCAACTGAAAGAACATTCCGCTGGTTTCCGGAAAGAGACGGGTGTGAAGAAGAACAAAGTGCCGCGCCATCACCAATCGGGTTGCTGGTGCTGAACGCGTTGTTCAGAATAGCAGCAGCTTTGATTTGCTTGGTCTGGCTCATGGAGCGTGCCAAAGCTTTGGTGTAACGAGCGGCAAGACGATCATAAAGATTGTCTTCAACTGCTTCTTCAGTAATTGAGAACGCAAGTGCAATCGTTTCATGAGTGTAACGAGCCGTGAATGTTTCTTGTGCACTGTCAAAAGTGATGGCAGTGCCTTCACCTTTTACAGGTGCAGTTGAGAATCCACCCAACATTACCTCTTCTTCAAAAGCACGATCCGAAGTTTCTTCTTCAAAAATTTCGGAGTGTTCGTTGTCGTAGCGGTCATACTCAAGGCCAAACAGTGCATTCAGTCCGGGCTCAAGCTCTTTCGCTAGTTGTGCGCGAGAAATAGCCATTTTCTATCCCTTCCTTAAATGCCCGTTGAGGTCGCAGTTGTCTGCGAGTCAAAACGGCTTGTGTTGGCGTTGAAATGTGCGTTCAACCGTACAATCAGCGGAATGCCTGCGGCAGTGAAATCGTTATTGGCTTCGTCATCAACGATGCCCACGATCCGAAGCGGCAGGGTAGCTGTTACAGCGATTGAAGACACGCTAAGTGCTCCATTTGCTGAACCGGTGCTTGTAGAACCGGTACGAGCAGATGTTCCCAAAGAAGCGTTAGCAAACACAGCGGCTAGTGCAGTTGCACGATTCGTAAGTGTTGCGTCAGAAGCGACTTTGAAAAGTTGGTTAGGATCATCAGCGACAAACGCTTTTACCGGAAAATTGGTATCTACGCTTACGCTATTAGCTCCCGGCCAAAAGTTTTTGAAGACAGTTTTCTTTAAGGAACTATCAACATACTCTACGCCCATCAGGACACCAAGTGCTGGTGTAGTACCACCACTTGTGGCACCAGCTTGATCAATTACACCGGCAGCAGTAGGAACTACTATACCAAATTGAAACAAGGCATTCGTGTTGTCGCTTGCAATTTCATACTGAGTTACCCCAGTTGAATTAGCTGCACTTCCAACAAGCCCGATAGGACGAAGACCAAAGGCAGTTTCTTGATTTGCCATTTTGTTTTCTCCTAATCAGGCGGTCCTTATTTTTGTGGACCGCCAAAGGTTACACGAGTCTGACGATCAGGTTTATTGATCGTCATGGATGAATGTGAGTTCTCGCGCATCATATCGTGGTCCACTGCTTCCATTTGATCAGCATTCCTTTGATTAAAGTAATCTGATCTTTCTTGGATGGTTTCCACGGGAATCCGTGCGAGAATCAAACCTCCAACGCCAAAAACACCTTCATATTTACCTGATTCAACAACTGGGGCTTCAAAATCAGGGTACTCGTCCTTACGAACTAACTCCCAACCTTCGCGCATTTTTGCGCTTACGTTTTTTGTATCGTCAAAACCACGAGCTTCTGCTCTGATCCAACGATGTTTGAAACCATCTGGTGCAGGCGGTGCATCTAGCATTGAGGGGGGAGCCCACGGTTTACGCCTTTCCGTACTCTCCCTAGATTGTTTTGCGCGAGAAGCACGTTTTGCCGTACCTTCATTGATTTGATCGTCCGTCATAACCTTACTCCTTCACGTATTTCGCGTATTCTTCAAGCGGCACACCCAATTTTTTAGCTATGGAAATCTGGCTAGGGGTGAGTCTAACCTTTTTTCCTCTACTGCGCCCACCGGTAGAGCGGGATACTGAAGCAACATTCTGGGCGGACCTCTTGCTTCCCCGTTTGTCATTTTGAGCAGGATCTAGTTTGTGAGGAAACTCCTCAACCATCCTGCTATCCAGTTCACTATAGTACTCATCAGAAGAAGGGTCAAATCCCTCATCTTCGATAAGCTTTTTGTGAATACCAAAAGCAGCATAAGTCATGGCTTCGTCTGACCCAAACCACTCATTTTTTTCCGCCCATTTTTGTGCTTTTGGGTCCGGTTCTTTGTAAGCTTGTTGGGTCTGTGTCGCTTGTGGCTGTTGTAACTGTTGTTGATATGCAGCCTGCTGTTGAAGAGCCACTTGTTGGGCATATCTTTCTTGTTGGACTTTTGCTTGTTGAGCGCGATCATTTTCAATAGCTAGTTGTGTAAGCTTTTTTTGAGCTTCTACAACTTGAGCAGAGTCACCTAATTCCACAGCACGAGCTAATTCCGCTTCAGTAGAACTGATTTGTGTTTCAACACGATTGCTATATTCAGACACATAGTTTTGATCCATGTTCTGTATGCGCTGTTTAAACTGGCTATTTTCGCTCTGCACCTGTTGCGCGTAACGTATGGCCTCCTCTTTATCACGTTCGGCCTCGCGCATACGTTTTGTAAGGCGGTCTATGCGCTTTTGGGTTGCGCTCTCTGCTTTGTCGAAGTTATCGGCGGCTTCTTCTGTGACGGTTGCACCCGCCTCTTCGACCTCAACAGATCCTTCAGGCTCTTCTTCGGGTAACTCAAGTTCAACCTGCTCTTGCTCTTTAACATCTTGCTCACTCATAATATCTCCTAGAAATGTAAAATATCTTCGGGCTCTTGAATTTTAGCTAATATCTCGTCATCATTTAGGATGCGTACTTCGCCGCCATCTATCTTGAAACGAGAACCAGCGTATCGGGCAAACATAACCCAATCGCCTTTTTCACACCAAGGTCCAGACTCAAACTTGACTGGATCTTGATACGCCAAAGGACCGGTTTTCAGGACATACCCGACTTGTGTTGAAATGGTATGTTCTTCTACGGTCTGGTCCGGAAGGAAAATACCCCCATCGGTTTTTCCTTTTCCTCTGTAAGGTAAAATCAAAAGCCGCCACCCTGTCGGGTCCGGCATCCTGTCTAGGAGAGAACCCCCAATATTATTGGGGTCTAATTTTTTGTCCGTAACGTCAACATATGCTTCTGACAGTTTCGCTACGCCTTCTACTGCCGCTTTTAAATTGGGCTTTGCTTTAGTCATCTATCTGCTCCTGTTTTTGTAGCAGGCTCTTGAGTTCCTGTTCAACGTGCTCTAACGATTTCAATTGTCCCATTAGTTCACGGTATTGCTCCATATTTTTTACGTTGTCATAAACAAGTAAATTTTCAATCGTTGCGCGGTGCTCCCTGATTATGCGAAACACCGATTCCGCGACATGTATGCTCAAACCTATATCTCCGCATTAAGTCTCATACCCTTCTATACAAGTTCGAGAGCAAAGTCACGAGTTTCTTCGTTACGACGCAACCAGCCTTTTCCAAAAGTATCAAACGTAGAAAGAGACCGGTAGAACCCCTCACGCTTGGCTGCCATTTCAACAATTAAATTTTTAGGGTCATGTTGTGAAATCGCCTCTAGGCTTTTTGGTCCAATAGCACCATCCTGAGTGACCTCCACTAAACCTTGCAAGAATTTTGCAGAACGGGATGGGCCGCTATTTACACCCCAATCAAAAACAGAAAAATCAAGGCCAGAAGGAAGATCATCCCCTTTAATTTTATCCCAATACCGTATTCGGTAAATTTCTTGAATGTGCTCGTCAGATATTTCAATAAGCTCATTGACACTTTCTAAAGGTCGCCCCAAAAATGACTCGTAGGTTTGTCGAGTAACACCTTTATTAGTTGCCCCGCCCGGATCTTTCGGATGATCTACAAAGCCACCTTCGTGTTTTAGAACCATTCTAAGACTGACTTCAAAATTTTCGGCCATTAGCTTTTTCCTCTTGCTTTATCTATTGCACGGGAACCAAACCAAAAACTAATTATCGCAGCAAATATTGCTTTTGTGTCTGCATCCCACAAAACATTTAAGGATTCTGCAACACTCATCCCGCTATTGAGAGCCTCTCGTAGTAAAGTAATTTCTATCGCCAAAAACAGGCCAAAGAAACAATAAGTAATGACAGGGCGAACAGACCGTTGAAGAGCAGTAATGATTCCTGTGCCGCTGTTTATACTAATATCATGTTGAATTAATCTGTCATGCTCTTTATCAGAAGCCTGTGCTTCAAATGCTTTGAGCTCATGATCAAAGCCTGCTTTACGTAGTTCCGCCATAGTCTTCATTTTTTCAAGCTCAAACTTCTGGCTGCTCTTTTGTTTGAAGTGGTCCGCAATCGCAGGTGCTGTACTGCTTGCAAAACCAATTAAAGAACCAATAACACTTAACATTTAAAACCCCTTAAATTTCCCTGTCTCTTTGTTCCATTCTTTCTTCAATGTTCGCAACTTTTTTCGCATCAGATTGTACCGCCTAAATTTGTTTATGGGGCCTTCATACCGATAAATTATTTTCTGCTCATCCATGCCGATACACCCATGTATGCACCCACAACGCCAGCTTGCGCGATATAAAAAAGACCAAGGAGATCAGCGAGAGCGTTAACACGACTATCAGAAACCACAGGTAGAAAAAGGACTGTGCTAAAAACGAGCATACTTCCCATAGCAACCCATGCCATCCACTGCTGTGCTTTTGCTTTTTCCTCGCGTAACTCAAGCTCAATCATCTCCTTTTCACGGGCTATCTCAGCATCCGTCACAATGCCATCACCGTCTAAATCGTGGGCTTCGTATCTACTGCCCTGCTCTAATTTTTTATTAATCATTTCCGGTATTCACAACTTTCAATTCTGTGCCATCAAGTTTTTTTCGCAGCTTGTTTTTTATTTCTTCCATGGAAAAGCCTTGCTTGTGCCACTCGTAAATCTCTTTTTTTAGTAAGAAATATTCTTTCCAGCGACCCGCCCAAACGCAACCCATTACGCTTTGCCTCTGCCAGAAATAGCTTTTTTCAAAGTTTTTGCCTGCCTTGCGTGCGTTTTTGACGCTTTATCCAAACCTTTAATGACTTTACGTATTTTCCGTTTGTTTTTCGGCGCGACCATCTCACTCTCCTTAATAAACTTTTGTTCTCTCTGGATTTACTTGCCGCGGCACACAGTAAGCGATTACCCTGTCCCGACGGTCAATTGCACTCTTGCTCCCATATGTACCATATCTCTTAGAAATCTGGGAGGCAAAATAATTGCACTCGTTCAAATCACGAAAATGCATATTGTTGCTTTCCACGCGTCGATCTTCTCCGACGCCAAGAAAAACTAACAGCAAAAACACATCTACCACTACAGAGTCCGCAAGAACAAAGCCCAAAAAACTAAACCAAATACACCTGTAACGCCTACTAAAATACCGAAAATAATAGTAACCGCCTGTATAAATTCTTCACGGCGCTTTTTAGCAAGCGCCTCTTGAACGCGGCGCGACTTGCGTGCCTGCGCTTGAAACTTTTGCCAGTCTTGCCAAAGCCCCGGACGCCCAGACCAGATCATGATTTCTTTAAGTTGAGTCTCTTGCTGTTTAAGCTTTTCAAGGGCCATGAACTCTTCGAGGTCACTGCTTTGAACGCCGGGCTTTTTCTTTTTCTTAGCTCGACGCGATAGCTCTTCACGCGCACCTACGTATTTTAGAATTGCACCGGATGCGTCTTGCAATTCTCTACCGTTCTGCACGGTCTGCTTGATAATACTAAAAGCAGCATTTGCTGCCGCCAATTCAGCTAGCATTAATTATCTCCGCGTTGCTTAATAAACTCGCGCTGCATAGCCGCATCAATACGTGACTGCGTCTGACGCTCTTGGCTAGCCAAGCGCTGTTGGAATTGATCCGCCCTCTGGCGCTGATTGGCCGCTTGCAGATTAAGTTTAGCTTGCTCAAGCTGCGTGTCGGATTGCTCCGATTGCGCCCGGATTTGAAGCTCCTGCTCTTTAAGCTGTACAAGTGGATCAGGTCCTTGACCCGAAATCTGTGCAGAAAGCTGTTTGACGTTCTGCATACCTTCCGCCACGAACTGAGCGACCAAAGCCTCTATCTGGAGCTCTTCTTCCTCCGGCGGCAACTGCACATTTGCGGCTTGCGCTTGTTGGAAATAAGCGGCAACTGCTTTTTCTTTTGCCTCAATACGAACATGCTCCATCACATGCTTTTGCAGCGCCATCGCTACCGCAGGCAAACCCTGAACCATCGGAGAGGAACCAAAAACCAAGTGAGCCATGATATGCGCCTGATGGTTCTGACCTTCAAACGCTCTCATTTCAATCATATCCAGCGCGTCAATGTTTTCCTGCGCCGGATCTTTCGGCATCGGCTCTTCGTCCGGCACCCGCTTCATGATCCGCTCTGCATCCCGCACACCAAGCGCGTCATACATGTCCCGATACACTTCATACATATTGTGCATCTCTGGCGCGGCTCCAGCCAATTGCAATTTAGTCTGTGACAGTGCAATCCGCTGTGCTTGCGAAAATACATTGGGATCAGATACCGGCAGAATATCCACGCGGTCATCAAAATCGCGGGCCATAACCTTGGTATCCGCGCCCTCAACAGCATACGGATATTCCTGCGGTAGGCTTTCACCCATCACACGAGCCAGAATCTTGAATTCCTGCTTCATTGCGTAGTGCAGACGTTTGTGCACCGCGCTCATGATCCGTGAACCCTGCTCCAATAGCGCAATCGTCGTTCCGACTGCCGCCTGCTGGTTTCCGTCACCAACTTTCATGTTAGTAATGGTCGAGAACCGCTGACCGGCGTCTACGACAAACCCAAGAAGGGCAAAAAGCGTCTGATCCGGCCCCTTAAACGGTAACGGCATCAAGCTGTCACGGATTGCACCGCCCGGAGCGTCCACATCTCTAAATTCACCCGGCTGAAGCGGGTCATCATCGTCCCTGATCCGCAGTCCGCGGGCTTTGAACCCTGCGGGTAGGTTAGAAAGCGTGCCTGCATCAATCAATTGACGCAAAGCAGCAGTCGCGGTCCGCGAAAGACCGCCAATTGTGTGAATTAGACCCAACCCGTAAAAACCAAAACCGGGCAAGAACTTAAAATGCACAAAATATTGGATTTTGCGCTTCAATTCATCGTCTTCGTTAAAGTTACGGCGGATAGAAAGTATCTGTCCGTTGTCCTGACTGATAGTTACGACGTAAGGAACCTTAATCCCAGTGGGTTCGCCGTCATCGTCAACGTCTTCATAGCCTTCTAAGTCAAGATCAACGTGGCACTCCAAAATCGTGCAGTCATAATCCACCTGACTAGGCGATAAACCATCAATCCGGTTAATCTCGTCATCCACACTGTTCATTTCTTCTTGTGCCGGTATCACCGGAATGTCCAGATAGAACCCAGAAACCTGTTTTTTACGCAAATCGTTAAGTGACATGCGTATTACCTGCGTAATATTTGGGCAGCTATCAAGATCAGAAGTCTCATACGGCACAACAAGTTGTTCTGCGGGTATGAATTTACTTACCGCACGGCCCAAAGTTTCGTCATAATAAACCTTCTTAAACGTGCTACCCGCCAATGGCAGATAAAACAGCATCTGGTCCATGTCAGGCGTGTAATCCTCCATCACCGTCGTGATGTAGTAATTCATAAATTGACGGACGCGCTGCGCCTGCTGTTGTTTTTCGCGTGTTTCGTCACCCAGAATCGTGGTTCGAACAGGACCCGACGCAGGCAATAATTCGTTGAAGGCTTGCGCCTGAAATTGTGTAGCTGATTCAGCTAGCAAAGGATGTGTTACTCCCGACGCTCCCCTAAATGGTTGAGTGCGCTCCTCGTAAGTGAAGCCAAGCAACTCCAAACCATTAGCATAGGCGTCTTCCCACTCCTGACGGCTGGCCTTGTTAGCATCAAACTCTCCCAATAGT